CTAGTTAATTACGAGGTTCGGTATCCACCTGGTCAGGTACTTGGTCAAGTACCTAGTGAGGTACTTGGTCAAGTACCTAGTGATGAGGCTCTTAATCAGCTTGCAGATGAGCTAGAGGGGCAGGCAGCAGTAGCCGAGCAGGATGAGCAGGATCAAGATGTTTAGTCTAAAGCAAATCCATAAAAGCTGTCTAAGATGTGCGGTATATGTGTACAATGGTCTAAAAATAATCAAAGTCTAAATCAAACCTCTTTCTATAAGAGTCTGGACCTATTAAAACCCCGAGGTCCCGACTCCACAAACACTTTTTTGACGGATACTATATTATGTGGATTTACTCGTCTTCATATTCAAGGAGAACCCGGTAATGAACAGCCGTTTTTTAACAAAGAATATAATCGGGTTGTGATGTGTAATGGAGAAATTTTTAATTCTCAACAACTTATTGAGACGTTAAATCTTAATGTACCACCCGGTTCTAGTGACTGTGCAGTAATTCCAGCAGCGTTGAATACTGGACTATCATTGGCAGAAGTCAGTCGACAACTCGACGGTGATTTTGCCATTGTTGTTGTTAATCTGGACACCGGTGTTATCGAAGCATCTCGTGATCCATATGGTGTTAGACCATTATATTTTGCACAAGGTTCTGAATGGTCGGCTCTAGTCAGTGAAATAAAAGCGGTTCCACCAGATGTGACTCATTTAGAACAGATTGAACCTGGTCACTATTATCGGTTTGGTAGACTTACAGTCAAAGAACAATGGCACCAGGTTCCATGGCTCAAAAATCCTCAACTTATTGATGCAGTAAGTGCATCAGATGCACTCCGTATTGCATTGATAGCATCTGTAGAAAAACGTATGACAACAGTTCGTGAAATTGGAGCCTGTTTATCTGGTGGTCTAGACTCTTCTTTGGTAGCATCAATAGCATCTAAGATTATGAAAACTCGTGGTTTGACTCTTCATACCTATAGTATTGGTATGGAAGGAAGTCCAGACTTGGCCCATGCCCGTTTAGTAGCCACACATATTGGTTCTATACACCACGAACGGATTGTTACAGCAGAGGAGTGTTTGGCAACTATTCCAGCAGTCATCCGATCAATAGAAACGTGTGATATTACTACGGTCCGTGCATCAGTTGGGAATTATCTGTTAGCTAAATGGATTACCGAGGTGACTCCAAATGTAAAAGTGGTCTTGAATGGTGATGGTGCCGACGAAGTTTTGGGCGGATATCTCTATATGCGGTCTGCACCTACCGACACAGCATTTGAGTCAGAGACTACTCGGCTTCTAACAGAAATCCACTTATATGACGTGGCACGTTCTGAGCGCAGTATGGCAGCGTGGGGCCTAGAGTCTCGGTCTCCGTTTTTAGATAGACAGTTTGTTTCTGTGGCTCGTGGAGTGGCTACTCATTTACTCAGACCGACCGAAACATGTATGGAAAAGTCTATTTTACGATCTGCATTTACTACAGCCGACTTACCGCAAAAAGTTTTGTGGAGAAGAAAAGAGGCATTCAGTGATGGGATTTCGCGTGTAGAAAACTCCTGGTTTGAAATGGCACGGGCCCAAGGAGAAGGAGAAGCAATAGACACGTATGCTGTAAATACACCCAAGACTGGAGAGGCAATGTGGTACAGAAAACTATTTCATCAATCTTTTCCCGACTTAGCTGTTCCCGTAGTAACACCGGCAATGTGGATGCCTAGATTTGTAAATGCAACCGATCCATCGGCAAGAACATTGCAAAATTATTCATCCTAGTTAAATGCGGATTCGCTCTTATCGACAGGATGCTAGCCCTGCAGCTGTGACCAGAAACTTCTTAGCATCTGATATACGATCAATCTATAGTTTTCCTGCTGTTCCTACAACTCCGGTTGTAGTTGGTGTAATTTCACTCGGCGGAGCATTAACCAATGATGTCCAGGCCTATTGGACTTCTATTGGAATTCCTCCCGCAAATCATCCTATTATCAAAGTAGTCAATGTAGGAGGTGCTCAAGATCCCACAGATACCAATTCAACAATCGAGAATATAATTGATGTTTCTATGGTGGGTGCTTGTTGTCCAACATCAAATCTTACGATAGTCTTCTTTTTTTATAACCAGGGGGCAGCACCATCACATATTGATCCATTTTATGCTGTGTTTGACGCAGCAATTAATTCTCCTTTTAAACCATCAATAATCTCATGTTCTTGGGGAGCACCCGAGTCTTATTTTACAAGTACAGAATTGACTACGTATGATGCACTTTTTAGAACAGCAATGAACAGAGGAATAACAATTACCTGTGCGGCGGGCGATACAGGGTCTAAAAATGGAACTGGATACAAAGTCGCAGACTTTCCTTGCTCATCGCCTAATGTTGTTGCATGTGGTGGAACGACATTGGTGTGTCCAAACAAGGATGCATCTGGCAAATATATTTATACAGGAGCTACCGAGACTACATGGTCTTTTTCTGCTATTACGGGATATGGTACAGGTGGTGGAATAAGTAATTTTTTCAAGGGTCCGCCTTATCCTGTACCTGGAACCCAGGCTCGCCAAGTTCCTGATATTTCTCTAGTGGCGGATCCAAACACGGGAGTACAATTTTTAATAAATGGTAAGCCCATGGTTGTAGGTGGAACAAGCATAGTTTCTCCGGCTATCGCTGGCCTAGTAGCCTGTTTAAGAAAGGCACCAAGAGGCCTTCTTTCTAAATTATATGCACTTCCATCTTCGTCATTCTATGATATTACAGTAGGACAAAATGGTGATTATCAAGCTTCGGTAGGTTTTGATAATTGTACAGGACTGGGTTCGGTTAATGGCTCTGTTTTTGCTCCTAGTTATACCGCATTGGTCACTAATCCTGTTACGTCAATGTCTATATCCGGTTCTACACTCGTAATAGGAAATACAACACAACTAACGGCTAATATAGGTCCTTCAACTGCTACAAATAAAGAAGTAACTTGGTTTTCATCTTCTCCTGTAGCTACTGTAACAGCGGGCCTAGTAAGAGGACTCACAGTTGGAACTGCTGTAATAACGGCTACTACTCTGGATGGATTTATATCTTTTTCGTCTACAGTTAATGTTGTACCTGTACCTGTTCCAGTACCAGTACCAGTACCTGTACCTGTTCCAGTACCAGTACCTGTTCCAACAACATTAACAATTTCTCTAAATAGACAAGTTATAACATCCTTAGTCATGGGTCGGAACAAAGTTGCAATTCTTACTGCAAGTCGTGTTTCCACATGGATATCTTCTAGGCCAGACATAGTTAGAGTATCTAATGGTATTTTGATTACAGGAATAAATAGAGGAACGGTAATAATCACGGCTATTTCTGGAACTCAAAGAGCCAGTATAAATCTAACCGTACAGTAAGGGATGTTAGATCTAGGAGACGGATACAGCATGTATTATAAGGTGCATGGACCTTTATCTAATAAACCTGTAGTTGTCTTACACGGTGGCCCAGGTGGAGGTATTCAACCGTATCAATTAAAACAGTTCAATCTTAAGAAATGGTGTGTCATTATGTTTGATCAAAGAGGTTGCGGTCAGTCTTTGCCACGAGGTCTAGATTCGTTGAAACATAATACAACCTGGGACCTGGTAAGTGATATAGAAAAATTACGAAAACATCTTGGTTTTGATAAATGGACCGTATTTGGCGGTTCATGGGGTTCTACTCTTGCATTGGCCTATGCTGAAAAACATCCGTCCGTAGTCACTGCACTAGTTCTAAGAGGAGTCTGTCTTATGCAGAAATGGGAACTCGACTGGTTATATAATGGAGGAATCCAGGCAGTGTGGCCCGAAGTCTGGGCCAAGTTTAACAAGAATCAGACAGACAATGTTAGAACCTATAAGACTCTGTTACAATCCAAGAATAGAAAAACAAGAAAGGCTGCAGCGGGTAGATGGTGGGACCTAGAATCAGCAGTTTCATTCTTGAAACCTAAACCCGATACTACAAAAGCAAAGGTAGTAGAAGAATTAGCTATACTCGAAAATCATTATTTTAGCCATAATGCATGGCTCAAACCTAACCAACTTTTACAAGATGCAACGCGTCTTAAGATGCCTATTACAATTGTGCAAGGTCGATATGACATGGTCTGTCCTTTTCGGGCCGCGTGGGAATTAAAACAAAGAGTACCGCATGCAAGACTAATAGTAGTCGAAGATGCCGGACATGCAGGTTCAGAACCTGGAATAGCAAAGGCATTGAGGTCCGTAACCGATATAATTTAAAGTGTAGACTATATATATTGCATAATGAGCTGTTGTTCCCATGTTCTTTCTGATGATGATAAATTAACTGAGCTCCCGTGCTGTGGTAGAGTCATGCATAGCACGTGTGCATTTAAATTAGTAGGAGATGCTGTATGGTCGGGTGAATCCGCCATATGTCAATCTTGTTTTGAACCTTTATGGGGAAAACCGCAAACAAGTTCGCCTGAGTTTAACGGAGACGACGATGCAAATCTTATTGTAAAAAAATTTAAGAAGTCATTAACTACATTTGAAAAATATGCACGAACACAAAAATTAATATTTAAAGATCTTGTTATTCCACATATCGAGGCTATTAAACAATTTCAACGAGATACTAGGGCCATTATTCTTGCTACTGATGAGTACAAAGAATTAAGACGTGACTATAGGAATTTAATTAAAATGATGAAGGAATTAAAGATTAAATATGATATACCGACATATACAATTTCTAGACACTATAATTTACATGGAATGTATCTTACTCCATTAGATCGTATTCGGCGATTTCTACGTATTAAAGCCTAGAACGAGTCTTTCTTTTTTTAGTTTTCTTAGTCTTCTTAGTCTTCTTGAATCTGCCACCTCCTTGAAGCTCCTGTTGTGGTATAAATAATTTATTAATTAAAACGTTTATACGTTGTTCATTTTCTATTATGACTCTAAATCCACAAAATTTTTCTTCTTTTTTAAAAATATATTCAATATGACCAATTATTTTGTCTCTATTATTTATATTTTTGTAAGTTTTATCTAATCTTTCAATAAATCGTATCATATCTCCAGATTTTAAGGTAATGGTATCATTTAACGCACTATATTCACGTTCACCTTCTTTATTCAAAATATTCATAGTGAATGTTTCTCCAATATTAGAATTGTATAAATATTTTCTTCCAGGTTCTAATTCTGTCATTTATATTCTAGAATAAGTTTTTCTTTTTTTAGTCCTCTTAGTTCTGCCACCTTCTTGACCTTCAACAGGTTGAAATGCATTTAAAACCGGTGTTTGGTCATATTCAAAGGGATATTCAAATATATTATATATGTCACCTCCATTATGAAATACATACCTATTGTAACCAGTTTGAAACGGTATTCCATCCGATGTGACGTGTTGCTGTGCATTCGTGTATGTAGATTCATAAACCCCTATTATATCATCTTTTTGAAGTACTAGATTAGTGGGTTTAGGTTTTGAGTCTACACGTAATGTGCCTGCAAAAAACAAATCTCTTTGAATTGCTGTTAATTGTAATACTTGTATACTTGTTTTTATTTTATATTTAGTTCCTACTTTTAATTCTGCCATTACTATATTATTTGGATATATTAATATCTTTTTTTAGTTCTAGTTCTGCGACCACCTTGATGAATATTTGAGTTTGATTTATTAAATTCCTTTTCTGAAAGAATTGATTTAAATAACATTTGTTTTTCAGTTTTATTATTTGATGGTATAGTAAGTCCATAATATTTGTTATTTTGTAAAAATACATAGACGTCTATTTTTTGAGAATATGGCGGTTCTGTTTTAGTTAAATTAGTTATTTTTTTATATAAATAGTCTGTTGTTGTTGGAAATATTTCTTGTAAATTACCTATAATATGAGGGGATTCTAAAAATATAGTATCGGGCCCTGCAATTACACCATCTTCAATTTCAGGTATAAATGTATATATAAAACGTCCATAATGTTTATCAGCAGGATCTTTACTTACACTTTGGTGTAATTTATATAATAGTAATGGTATATCATCATTGCTATTATAATAATAGGTGTACATTGGTGCTAATTCTTTTGGCATCTCTAATAAAGACTTATAATTTATCTAGTGTTTAAAAACTAATTACTGCCAATAAAAGTAATGGCATCTACACCAGCAACCATGCTTAAAATAGTATCTTCCGGGCTGGAAGATATAACTCGTCTTAATCCTACCGAAGGTCAACCATCACCCACATTTTATAAGACAGTAATACGTCAACGTACTCGATGGGCCTCTCAATGGCGCCGAGTCGAATTTGATAACAAGGCCGATTTTGGAAGAACTGCTACTGTAACTCTGCCTATTCTGGGAGAACTCATAACCCGAGCAGTATTAGTCGTAGTTCTGCCAGACATAGTAACGGCTCAAGAACAGGCATCCCAGGCAGTACAGAGCCCAGTATATCCTGCATGGTCCTGGACTAATTCTATCGGACATGCTCTTTGTTCATCAATATCAATGTCTATTTCAAACAGTGTCATAGATACATTTGATTCTCGACTTCTCGAAATCATAGATGAACAACATTCATCCTTTGACCATTTTGATACAACCAATTTCTTAATAGGTCGTGATCCTACGTCATTCAATCCTCTGACATATAATTCTCTGCAAAAAACGCTGAGTCAAATCAAGACTACAATTCAGACACCCCAGACTGTTCAAGTGGTGCCACCTTTTTGGTGGAATAGAGGTGTAGGACCCCAAGCTCTGCCTATTCAAGCATTGGCCAAAGACACTGTACAACTATCATGTACCTTTCGACCAGTCCAGAGTCTGGTATATACAGATTATCGTGTTGGATATAATACACCTATTTCGGCCAATGAAGGAGTCGGCCCACTTCCTAACATTGAATCTGCTGGTTTCTATTATCCTACACCTTCGGGAACAACTCTGAAACAATATGGGCGCGACCCTGCTACTGGAATGGCATTACCTGATATATTAGGAACACGAGTGCCAGGAATTACTATGCCGGCTGAATACCATTTTACAGATGCATACTGGATTGTAGAGTATGTGAGTCTGGAAGAACGAGAGGCTATTGCATTCCGAACCGCTGATCTCCAGATTCCAATAGAAACACATGATGCTCTTCAAGTAGCACCGACAAATGGTGCTGCTAAGACTCGGATTGAAATTGAACAAGGTGGATTAGTCCGAGATATTACCTGGGTAGCTCAACGCGTAGAGGCTCCATTATATAATGCATATTTCCTATTCAGTCGTGATTTGGCACCTGAAAATGCATCTGCATCTGAGACACCATGGTGGCCCAATGCTGTTTTTCCTAGCTGGGACTTCGGTGATGGATATATTACTACGGGTTTCAGTAATACTCGATCAGATCCATTATTGTCGGCTACTCTTCGCCTAGGAGGAAAAGAGAGATTTGATTTTAGTGGACCTTCTCTGTTTCGATCATTAATGCCTATCTTAAATTGTAAACGGGCTCCGCTAGTAAATCGTTATATTTATCGATATGATTTTGGTCTGTGGTCTACGGGTGGAATTGCAGAGGCGTATGATCGGCCGGTAGATGAAGTACGTGGATCGGCAAACTGGGATAAGATACCAACAAAAGATTTAGAATTTTCAACAGCAACAGATTATTATGTTCCTACATATACGGCTATTTATACGCATCTGCAATTTCCGACTACGCCTCTATTTAATCAATTATATGGTAATCTGTTTCAAGTAAGTACGTATTCTGAAGCATTTAGGATAACTCTGACAGGTTCTGGGAGTGGAGGAAGAGGTGCTGTTATCACATTTACTATTGATAATCAAGAAATACAAAATGTAGATGGATTTAAGAATATGTATGTACGAACAATTCCTGATGGTTCTATTTCATTAATTCTCCAAACTACAAAAGGATATTCCTATATTGCAGTAGCTGGTGCTGGTGGTCAAGGATCAAATGGTGGTAATGCGGGTACTATTCTAACATGTGGCTTACAAGGTGGCACATCTGTTGCTACCCATGCATCAACAGGTGTCGGTGGAGGTGGAGGTGGTGGCCGTTCTTATGCAAATATGCCGACAACAGCTATTAAAGAAGGCCCCGGTCTTCCTGATGGTACAGCCATGACAACGGACTATAGTTTTCTGTCTACGTACACCAAGACTGGTGGTACTCAGAATGGATTTCAAGGCGGTGATGGATATTATGGAGGAGGTAGTGGAACTGAAAACGGTGGTGGCGGAGGAAGTTATGTATCTGCATTCTGTTCCGATGTTACTGTGTCATCTTCTCAAAATTCTACTGCATCAATGTTTATCGATGTTCTTAAAAAGAATACACCGGTGCGCCCATCATTTAATATCTATGCATGGCTAACAACGTATAATATGCTTATGATTTCTGGGGGTAGAGGTGCCCTTATGTTTATGTAGGGCACTTAAAAAGTTGACTGGGTTTAAACATTACATGACCTAAGTGTGTCAGATGACTGATACATTTATTGCAGAAAGTAGCGCGTCCGAGTTTCCCCCCGTTCTGAAGTTTGATGACATGGATTTGCCCGAGAATCTTCTCCGTGGCATTTATGGCCACGGGTTTGAGAAGCCCTCGGCTATTCAAACACTGGGTATTATGCCCATAAAGGCTGGTCGAGATGTGCTTGGCCAAGCACAGAGTGGTACCGGTAAGACGGGTACCTTCGGTATTGGTTCTCTGAGCCGTGTTGATCCAACTCTTAAGCAGGTCCAGATTCTCATTCTGGCCCACACACATGAGCTGGCAGACCAGATTACTACCCAGCTGAGACTGCTCGGTTCTTACATGAAGATTAATGTGCTTCTGGCTGTCGGCGGTATTCCGCGCCACCAAAATATCCGCGAGCTCCGTGCAGGTGCACAGGTTGTGGTGGGTACTCCGGGTCGCATTTATGATCTGGCCAGCAACCGAGAGTTGTCATTTGCCAGTCTCCGTAACTTTGTACT